CTTCAAGCTGCTACCCTTGCTCAAAGGGCTAACCAAGGAACTGTATGAGACTTCTATCTGAGTATGTAGCAGAAGTACAGAAGAGAATAGACAGGGAGAAGGACTCTCTGTCTAGGGGTGCCGCCAAGTCCTACGACGAATATGCGCGGACTTGCGGCACCATTCATGGCCTCAACACAGCCATCGAACTGTTGAAGTCGCTGTTCGAAAAAACTCCAATGGAAGAAAGGGACTAAATTGTTTACTGCTCGAACCCCGTTGGACGGGGCCGTTTCAAACGACGCATGGGTAACGGAAGACGAAATTCCAGATCCGTCTCCGCTTCCGCGCGTCCCTGGAGTCGGCTTGCTCGTTCGCCCGGTTCCCGTCCGCAAGATGAGTGCCGGCGGAATTCTTATTCCAGACACTGTGCGCGCCGACAGAGACTACCTTAACACCGTGGGCCGCGTCCTTGCTCTGGGCGAATTGGCATTCGTAGACGAAGATATATACCGGAAGGGCCCGTGGGTCAAGCCCGGTGACTACATCGTTTATGCCAAGTTCGCGGGCCAGAAGATTTGGTGGAAGGGCGTCAAGCTTCTGCTGGTCAAGGCATCCTCCATCGAACTGGTGGTCGACAAGCCTGAATACCTCGACGCCAATTTCAAGGAATAAAGTCCCATGTCTGAAAGTGGTTACAAGGAACTAGACCTCGACAATCCAGGCAAAGCCTCTAAGGAGGCAGCCTCCGATATCGAGATCGTCCACGAAGGCCTAGAGACCAACGAAGTCGAGATCGTCCCAGAAGCGGAAGCCTCTAAGAAGGCTGCTGCCGAACCGGAGGCTGACGACGATGACGATGATTCCAGCCCAGAAGCCTCCTCTGGCGAGCGTACCAAGAAGCTGACCCGGAGCCAACGGCTCAAGGCCCAGCGGGATGCTTATGCCCGACAACTGTCCGAAACGCAAGCCCGTCTCGCGCAGGCGGAACAGCGGGCCCGCAAGTTCGAGCAGGACGCTAATGACGGCGCGGTCATCGGCTTCGACCTCTACGCCAAGAGCCTTGACGCTTCGATGCAGGCGTTGCGCCGGGACTTCGACCAGGCCTTCGATGCGGGCGACCGTGAGCGAATCTTCGAAGTCCAGCAGAAGATGGCTACCCTTGCCGCTGAAAAGCAGCAGATCGAAAGGGACCGCCGCTCGATCCCTACGAAGCCGACTCAGCAATCTGGGTCGGACACCCCGCAGCAGACCGCGCCGACACCGCCTAGGCAGCCGGCCCGCAAGGGACCTTCTCCTGCCGCCGTCGAGTGGTATGAGCGTAACAAGACATGGTTCAACAAGGACCCTGTTATGACGGCGGGCGCCCGCGTCATCGACCAGCAGATGGTTGCTGACGGCTACCAGCCCGACGATCCTGACTACTTCGAGGAACTGGACAAGCGCCTCAAGTCTGAGTTCCCCTCTAAGTTGGGCGGTCGCACCACTACGCGCCCCTCTACGGCCAACCCAACCATCCAGAACCGGGCGGCTCCCGCTGCTTCGCCGGGCAAGGTCCGTGTCACGATTACCCAGTCGGATCGTGAGATGGCCAACCACCTTGGCATCAGCGTGGAAGACTATGCGCGTGAAAAGGCCCGTGCCGAACGTGCTGCCCAGACTACCAGCCAATATACGGAGATTGTGTAATGCCCCGCAAGAGTATGGCTTCTGACAACGCGCTCGACGAGCCTCTTGAAAATTCCCTTGACATGGAGTATAATCCTCCTAATGCGCTAGAAATCCCTCCCATGCCCGATGTGGACCAGTACGCTTACCGATGGGTCCGGTTTCGGAATGGGGATCAGGACGATTTCAATAACATTTCTCAGCGCATGCGAGAAGGGTGGGCATTCGTGCCGCTGGAAGAAGTTCCCGCCGGTTACGTTTTCCCCGGTCTCGAAAGCAAGATTTCTGCACTGGCAGGCGCCGCTATCAATGGCGACCTTGTTCTGGCGAAGTTGCCGCGACGTAAGGCGGAAGCCATCCAAAAGTGGGCCGAGGACCGGGCCATTCAAGCGGAGCAGGCTTTCGATATGAAGACGGTAAGCTACGAAGACAGCACGGGCCGAGCGCAGCGTTTTGCCAATGAAGGTTCCAAACGCTTTTCCAGGGGGCGACGTCCCTCGTTCGGATAACACATAAAGGAGGATAGAAGGTGCCCGTTTCTTTCGCACCCTTCGGTCTTCGCGCCGTGGCTGCCCTTGGCACGCATGGCAACGAAGTCCGCGCTTATCCGCTTCCCAACGGCGCTAACTGCCCGGACCTCGGCAAGGGTTCTCCGGTCAAGCTGTCGGGTGGCGTTATTACTTCGGCTGGCGCTGGCAGCGGTCCGCTGCTTGGCGTGGCAAATGGTTTCGCGTGGGTGGATGCCGTTGTCGGTCCCCAGCTTCGCAACTCCATTCCGGCTGATACGTCTTCGGCTGGCCTGTTCGACGGTTCCAACCGACCCACGGCCTACGTCATTGACAATCCGTTTGCGACGTTCCTGATCCAAGCTGATGCCTCGGTGACGGCGGGTGATCTGGGCCTCAACTTTGATGTTACTGCCGCTGGCGGTGATGTCAATGCGGTGTACGGCACGTCCCAGTATGCGCTGGATGCGTCCACCCGTACCTCCGCTGTTGGCACGGCGCTGAAGCTGGTTGGTCTGGCTAACATTCCTGACAACAACTGGGGCGATCCGTTCCCGGTGCTGGTCGTGAAGCTGAATGGCCCGATCCTCCAGCAGGTCTCTGCGGCTTAATAGGGGGATATAGAAAATGTCTATTTTGACTCGCGCCCAATTCGCGAAGCAGCTTGTCCCCGGCCTCAACGCTATCTTCGGCACTGCTTACAAGAGCATTGACAACGAGCATACTCCGCTTTTCGATGTTGAGAAGTCGGACCGCTCGTTCGAAGAAGAAGTGTTGCAGACGGGTTTTGGTACGGCCCCGGTCAAGACGGAAGGCGATCAGGTGTTCTTCGACACCGCGTCGGAAGCTTGGACGAGCCGCTACACCCATGAGACTGTGGCTATGGCGTTTGCCATCACCGAGGAAGCTATCGAGGACAACCTCTATGGCACCACGGGTAAGATGAAGGCGAACGCGATGGGCCGTGCGATGGCGAACGCCAAGCAGGTCAAGGCGGCTAACGTCTATAACAACGGCTTCTCCACTAGCTCGCTGTACGCGGGCGGTGACGGCAAGCCGCTGTTCGCGACGGACCACCCGACCCTCGCGGCGGGCAGCCAGTCCAACCGGGTCAGCACCGATCTGTCCGAAACGGCTCTTGAAGCGGCGCTGATTAACATCTCGCTGACCAAGGATGACCGTGGCCTGCTGATCGGCGCTCGCGCCGTGAGCCTGCACATTCCTCCGCAGCTTCAGTTCGTTGCTCACCGCATCCTGTTCTCGGATCTCCGAGTCGGCACGGCGGACAACGACACGAACGCGCTGAAGGACATGGGCCTGTTCTCGAAGGGCTACACCGTCAACCATCGGTTCACGGACCCGAACGCTTGGTTCATTCGGACGGACGTTCCGAACGGCACCAAGATGTTCGTCCGCGCGCCACTGGCTACGAAGGACGATGTGGACTTCCTGACCGGCAACATGCGCTACAAGGCCCGCGAGCGTTATAGCTTCGGCTGGTCTGACTGGCGTCAGTGGTACGGTTCCTCTGGTTCCACCTAATGGATTGGGGGCTTCGGCCCCCTTTCCTCCATTCTCAAGGAGAATCAGATGACTTCGTTTAGCTATCCACTCTATATCCGCAACCACGAACCGCTTGGTCCCGACGTTGTCAGCATGCGAGAGGGCCGCGTCTCTGGCCGCTGGTCTGTTGTTGTCGGCATCGCCCAGACTGGTACGGCTGCGGGCGTGACTACCATTCCGCTGTTCGTGGCGCCCGCCGGTTCCAGTGTGTACGAAGCTACCCTCGACATCACGACCGGCTACGACAACGACTCGACTAACTTCAACATTGGTACGGCGGCTGCTCCGACTCGTATCAAGTCTGCTGTCAGCGTTAACACTGCCCGGCGCCAGAACTACACGCCGACTGCCGCCATGATTTCGGTGAACGCCATCCCCTTTGCGGTGGACACCACGATCCAGGCGCTTGTGTCCATTGATACGTCTGCGGTGACTACGGGTTCGGTCATCGTTCACGTTCAGATTATCTAACGGGGTGTGGCAGGGCTTGCTTCGGCGGGTCCTGCTCTCCTTGCCATAGGAGCATAACATGCCCGCCATCAAATCTATCCGTCTCGTTACCTTTCAAGTGTCGACTTCGGCGGCAACCACCAGCCCTGCCATCGACCTCGACTACCGTTTCGACGGCACGCCGACCCGCACCTTCTTCGTCCAGAAGAGCGCCGCTGCCGGCCCTTCCATCTTCCTCGAAGCTGCGCCTTTCGCAACTGGCCCGTGGATCGCCTTCGCTGAAGTGACCGCCGCCGTGACCCAAGCAGTCGTCCCCTTCGATCTTGACGTCCCCTTTGTCCGCACTTCCTATGCTGGCGGCGGGCCGCTCGTCACTATCTATGGGGTCGTGTAACGGAGAGTAGCGACCGTGGCAACCAGCGGCGTATCCAACTTCGATCCTACGTTCGATGATCTTTTGCAGGATGCTGTCGCGATGGTTGGCGGCGGCCCCGTTCTCGCTGACGAACTCATCAGCGCCCGACGCGGCCTTGACTATCTGCTGACCGACCTGCAGAACAAGAACGTCCTTCTCCACAAGATCGAAACCACCGTAGTTCCAGTTTCGACTTCCGTCTCGTCCATTTCTTTCGGCCCTTCCATCTCCGACGTCCTCGTTGCCAGCATCCGCACCAGCAGCACCGACATTGTTCTGGACCGCGATGGCTACGAGAGGTGGGCAGAAATTCCTACCAAGTCCCAGACTGGCCGCCCTGTCCGCTACTGGTGGGATAGGCGCCGCGACTCCAACGTGATGAACCTCTGGCCGCTTCCCGACCAGACCTACACCGTTGTCCTCACCATCCAGAAGAACGCCGAGAACACGCTTCGGGCCTTCGACAATATCGACGTACCCCGGCGCTTCCTGCCTGCCGTCACCTACGGCCTCGCCTACTGGATCGGCCTCCGTCGTGGCAACCGCGTTGACGCCAACCGCCTGGCCCTGCTGCGAGCCGAGTACGAGCGGGCTGTCCGCGATGCCATGCGCGAAGACCGTGAACGGGGCAAGGTCCTCATTAGGATTGGCCGCTGATGCCATACACCTACAGCACCCTCCTCAACGACGTCATCGCCAACATGGAAGAGTTTT